CGTGCCATCTTTGTTTGACCATGCAATGAGTTCCATTGGCTATGACCAGACATATCATGCGCGGCATGTATTCTACACTTGCGACCATTAGGAAAGTTTAAAGATACTTTACATTCCCACTCTTCATGAATTGTATGACTGCCTGCAATCCATTTCAAAGGGTCGCCACTGCCAGACCACATATCGTGATTGCCACCAATTAATATTAACGGGTCCATATTTGAGATTAACCACTCAACCAAACGCCAAGCTGTCTTAGAAGATGTGTCTTGCTCCGCGTATAAGCGCGCTAGACGTCCTATCCAGTTGTTTTGGTAGTCACCTACCGAACATCCATAGAGTCCGTCAGTGCCTTTAATAAGGTCAACATGACTCGTTAGCTGACCCCAATCACAATAATTATCATCTATGTGTGGATCGCCAAGCCAAAGCAATCCAATAGGCATGTCGCTTTTCATATCGACATTCATCCAATGCTTTGCTTCTTTGTTTTCTTTGCGCTTTGAGAATCGTTTTTTAAGATGGTCTATTACATCTTCAATAGGTAAATCATCATCAGGTATTTCTGGTAAGATGTATCCTTTATCTAACTGTGCCTCTTCAAATTGTTTTACTTTTCTAAATACAGTAGTAGTGCCACAACCTACTACTTCTGCAACCGCATTATAAGTACCAAGCTCATGATATAATTTTACAATCTCTTCATCAGTCTTCATTAGCTTGCCTCATAATCTCACAAAGTTCTATGCCTCTAGACTTTACTTGAAAAAACCATTTGGAATCTTGCATTTGATTAGCGGCTTCATCAAAGTCTCTGTCTTCAAGAGCGGCAATCATTTTTTTAAATCTAGAAAAACGTGGGAAGCCAAGATTAAATACCATTGAAGCTACAACAATCTGCGCTTTGTTTGGAAGGTCGCGCCACCATTCCATGTTCTCATCTAACTCAGATAATGCAACATCAACGTCATCTTCTAAGATAACCATAGCCGCACGTTCTGATATAGGTGTTAATAAATTATGCCCATAGCCTATAGTAGGTACACCTACTGTATCATGATACATGGCAAGACGTTTACCCTCATGCTTGGCTATAAGGTTTGTTAAATATGTTTTCACTTTTTAGCTTTCCTATCTAAGAATCCTTCGACTGCACCCCCTCCAAAATAAAAACCCAAAATAATTAACATAGCATAGTTCATACTAAACTGTTCCATTACCTTGGTTACATCATCAGGATTGCCTCTATCAAAGATAGTCATGCCCAGTGTCAGTAAATAACTAGATAAAAATGTAAGCCCAAACATCAATGCTAAATATCGCTGTGCGATTTTAAATGGCGCATATGCGGCTAATAAATCTGTTTTAGCCTTTGCCTTTGTTTGTATCTCTTCTTCAGTTGAAGTGTGCATATTGTCAATAAGGTCTAGCCCTTTAGCAACAACATCCCCAGACCCTAATATTTTACTAATAACCCCAAGCATTTTCCTACCTTTCAAGCATACTATAAAGCATTAATGCAGTAGTAAAACGCACAATTTATAAAACAAATACAAACAAATAAGCTAATCCAAACAATATAAGCACACCTAAAAACACACCGCCTGTAACTTCAAGGTTATGCATGAATTCATCATGTGCTTTTTTGCGCTTAACTCGTTCTTGTTTTTCTAGCTCTCTTGCTTCAGCAATTCGCTTTGCTCTTTCAGAAATAATACTTGCCCAAGTGCCATGACCAAACCTATGGTCAATTAACTGCTTCATCTCATCCATATGTTCTTGTGCAAGTTTTGCATTAATGGTTTCTTCTGCAACAGAGTGAACACTAAATGGGTCTTTGTTAGCTTTCTTTCTTTTCTTTTGTATGTCTTGCTCACCTTTAAACAAGTCATCAATAAAATGAGCAATGTCACCTATATCATTAGCTGTACCAATAGCAGACTTGATGCCATCTACTGCACCTTTTACTAACGCTATGCCTGCTAATGCTTCAGCTACAACCATCTATTTGCTCAACACTTTGTCTATTTTATCTTCAACGCGGTGCAATGCATCCATGACTTGACGCATATTATCCTTAACATCTGCTTTTGTTGCATACTCTTCTCTTGTGCGATTAAGCAAAATCTGCAAGCGTTTGACCTCAATAAACATCTGCCGAAATGCCCAGAAGATAGGCGCAAACACGACTGTTAAAACTATATTCCAAAAAAGCATAGGGTCTATTTGCATTATCCAAACACCTTTGTACTACCAACATAAACTTGATTGACTTGTGTGTTACCAACATAGATGGATGTAGGATTTGTTGAGCCTATGCTAATGCTTGTGGAAGATATAACGTCATCAGTATCACTGGCTGTAGCAGAGACATAAAACCCACCAAGGGGTGATACATTCAAACCTTTGAAGTATCCCAAACCTGATATATTAGGAACAGCCATTAATAAGTCTCCACGTAAGCATCGTGAATATACAATCGCTCATCAGTGCTTGTGCTGTTTGTTCTGAATACAATGTAAACTAAAACAGAGTTAATTTTCTTTAGCCCACTCGAAGGTACACTAATATTGCGACTTATAATAGTTGGCGAAGTCTGGTCACTTGATAAAACACTACTGATTGAATGTTTCTGATTACTTGCGCCAAATCTAGACCAAAAATAACAAGTTGGAGCTGAACTAAGATTGCTACTTCTGCTTAAACTCAATCTTGCTCTAACATTATCTTTAGTTGCATCTGCCCCATCAGGGTCATAATCAGATGGCACTTGCAACTCTAAGCCATAAGCAAAATATCCACTATCGCCACCACCTTGCAATACAACAACAGCTTCACTGTTTACAGTTTCGTTATAAGCAAGAGCGGCACTATCAGAGTTACCATATATTTCTGGCATGATAATTAAAGGCTTATTATCATAATCATTTGACTCGATGCCAAAGTTTGTAGGAAATACTGTTGTAGAAGTTGAGATAAATTTACCTGTTAAAGTTCCTATTTGATTAGCAGTTGTTTTGTAATTAGACCCACCACAAATTAAACGACCAACATCTCTGATGGGTAATTTGCCATAATTGGTTTCTTGTCTTAAACCCATAATCTCCCACCAATTAGAAGCAGTTAATGAAATGCTTTCTAAGAATGGTTCATTGTTTAAATTACTTTCAAATGTTTTTCCAAGTCTAGGATTTCTATTAGCGGCAGTAGACGCAGAAATATTGCCAAGCCAATGCCCTGATACACCTGCTCTATACAAGTTCGTTGGATAAACGTAAGTATTTGTGCTTGTATAATTAGACCTATTGCCATTTAAAGCGGCTGTATTAGAAGTGCTTAATTGAGAATAATAGCTAGACCCCTCCAAAAACTCTATTACGCTTGTCCCGATATTATTAAATTTAAGAAAACCACGTTGGTCTGTAAATGTGCCACCAGAACGTATATAAATACTTCCAAACTTCATACGATTATTACCGCTGATACTACTATTTAATCGTAGATTATCGGAAGCAGATACCACAAGATTAACTTGAGAAATAGAACCGCTATTAGAAGCGTCTACTTGTATTTGATATCCTGTTATCGTGCCTACTTCTAACGTAGAACCAACAAAATTACCCATACGTTGTTCATAGTAACAGTCATTTCTTGTTTGAAACGCACCAAGCTTATGATGCACTCCCGATTTAGAAGGTCTAAATTGAAAATACAATCTTCTAGAAGTATTGCGTAAACACAACCGTGACCAATCAAATGTACAATTACTTCCTACAATGTGCTGACGCTCGTATGTATCTGATTGCGATAGTGAAACTAAGGAATAACCATTCTGTTCAGTCTCACTTGTCCACCCTGCGCTAGATGAAGTAACTCTTCCATTAGTGCTGAACCAATGATATTTATCACCATTGCTGAGAGCGTGTGATTGTAAATATCCTTGTTTTAAAAAAGCTAAATCGCAAAAGTTACCTGAGACACCGTCCTGATTAAACTTAGTAAAACCTGCCTCGTTGATTGCATTGTACAATGCACGTCCATCACTGCTATTTGCAGTGCTTCCTATTTGCCATGATGCAGATGAATGATTTGCAGGGAATGATAGCAGTAACGGAAACTGTACAATGCCTGCTACATCTGGAAACATATCATCTATGTTAGAGCCGCTTAAATATGCCCAAGAAGTGTAATAGTCTGCACTACCCCCAAGAGTTGCATAAGTTGTATTGCTTGTTTCTGGGTATATAGAAGAACCACTCTTATACATCGCACCTATATTGGTGGTCATGTCTGCCATAGTCTTACCTTTGATACGCACTTCTGTATCAGCCGCTATTGTGACACCATTGACTGTAGTTGTCGTAGCACTATTACTCTGCCAATCATCAAACCGAAACGGATTAAGATACGTGCCTATTCTTGAATTTGATGCATTGTAATTTACGGTATCTGTTCCATGACCTAAAATACTTGTGTCTGAACGAGCCACAGCCCCTGCAATAAAAGGGTCTATCCATACTGTTGGCATTAGTCATGCTCCCCTTCTTTTTGCATAGCCCAATCATTAAAGGCACTTATAAGTTCATCATGGAGCGCATAAAAAGGTATGTTTGTTTGGTCATTAACGATTGTAATTTCATCATTGTAATCGAAAACTTCGTTGGTAGTTGTTTTGATAGAGCCAGTGCATTGTATAATAAGTGCATTACCTTCAGTATCTGTGACCAACTCGTAGCTTGGTTTGTTTACCCATTCTTCAAAAGACATTGTTTATCCTGTTACAAAATAGATTGTTGCGCTATCAGGACTTGCGGGCAAACTAGTTACGACAGAGATATGATAGTTATCAACGGTGTCTGCATTTGTGCTACCAGAGCTAGTATTATCTGTGCCTGCTTCCCATTGCGAAGAGGTTGCATTGTATTTTAAAACTTGCCCATCTGA